GTTGGTGTTATAATTGAGGCATAGAAATTAATACAGGACTTACATGGCACGAAACACATCTGCACTTTCCGGTAACGAACCCGACGTATCCTTGATTGATTGTAACGATTCTAAGTACAATATTAAGTTGATGCGAGTCATGAACTGGTACTCTGGAGAAAAGCTAAAGAGTGATGCTCGTAAGTTTACGAGGGAATATATCAAAGCAAAGATGCCGGCTGAACTGAAGACTTTCGACGAAGTAAAAGATTCTCAGATCGTAAATACCTACGGTTGGATTTCTCGCATCATTATGCTAGGTGGTTCTATTTCTGATGATCATCTTGTAAAGTTTAATAATTACATTCGTAAGATGCTCGATTCTACAGTTAAGGTAGAAGAGCCTGTAGTACAAGTTGTAACGACATCTACTCCTCGAGTGTCTATTCAAGATGCAATGAAAGAAAAGATCTCTGAGTATATCGGAGAACTAGAAGGATGCATGGATAAATTAGTTCAAGACAAAGAAGACTTTTCTTTGTATAAGCATATGCAAGCGAATCATATTCCAAAGCCATATGTATTAGATGTTAAAGAGTGGGCTAAAAAGAATCTTCGAGAGTTTATTGCTGCATATGAAGGTAAAGACGCTCAATTGAATGAGGGGTATTCTTATCTTACGAAACGCGAACTGAAGAACATTGTTAAAACACTTGCACAATGTATTGAGGACTGTGATAAATATTCGGAATTTAAGAAAGCAAATCGAAAGCCTCGAGTAGCTAAACCTAAAGCACCAGGCATTCAAGTCAAGTCATTGAAGTTTAAACGTTCTGATACCGAACTTGGATTGCAGTCTGTATCAGCAACCGAGATCATTGGTGCTCAACAAGTATGGCTCTACAATACAAAGACTCGTAAGTTGGTAGTATATAGGTCAGAATCTGGATTTCAGGTTAAAGGTTCAAGCATTCAAAATTACGAACCAGAACAATCCATTCAAAAGACATTGCGCAAACCTGTAGAACAGATTAAGGTAATGATGGCTTCTGGTAAAGTACAACTAAGAAAATTTATGGATACAATCAATGCTAAAGAGCAACCAGCAAATGGTCGCATTAATGCGGAAATGATTATCCTAAAAGCAATCAAATAGAAAGATTAAAAATGGCATTAACATTATCATACTGTCAACTTATAAGAATTATTCTTGCACAAATGGGCGGGAGTCCAGTTAAACAAATTTACAACCAAACAACAGGCGGTATACAAAATATTGTCAAAAGCCTAGGTATTCCTTTTGAGGAATTGGGAAGCTCAGCTGCACAAATACAAGCATTTGTCGGACAAGTAACTACTGCATTAAAGAATGCAAGTGCTACATTAGATCAAGCATCAATAATGACATCCCAGTTTTTCTATAATCCTGTGGCAACAGTAACTGACACTGCAAAAGTAGCTGTCCAATCTAGAATAGATACGTTAACTGCAACAGATCCAAGAACCGCAGATCAACAACAAGAATTGGATTATTTGACTCCAACATTGGCTAGATTGACGGCTTTTAAAGCCTATACAAATCAATTATCCGGACAAACATCAGGAGGCATTGGTGGGGCCGCGGGAGGATGTTCCTTGGCAGATTTAATGGGGTCTGGATGTTCTCCTGCAACAGATGTTCCCGATATAGATTTGCAAGTTATTATTGATGGATTAAATAACGGAACTCTTATTGCAGCAGCTGAACAAAAGCTCATAAAAGCCATTGCAGATGGAACAGGATATACAGGGATAGTAGCAGCATTGGGCAGTCTTAATGATTCTTTAATTACATTTAATAATGTTATTGAGAATAAACTTAATGAGAAGATTCTTAAGGCCGCCGTGGAACAATTTGTTATGGGATTAGTATTTGACTTATTGTCCGGATGCAACAGTAAACTAATAAGCGCAATAATTCAACCGAATGTAGCAACCGCAATAACTCCGTTGGTTGAGCATGCGCAGAAAGTTAAGTCAGGCGAAATTGCAGAAGGTACTGCAAGCGCAATTAATACTACTGTAGATGCAACAATAGCAACAGCTTAAAAAAGAAAGATATATTATGATCGTTGTTGATTACAGCCAAACGGCTATTTCAAACCTTATGGCCGAAATCGGAGGTCGCACAGATATTGAGATTCAAGTGCCGCTTCTCCGTCATATGATTTTAAATTCTATTCGAGGATACAAACAAAAATTCGGAAAAGAATATGGCCCCATTGTTATTGCCTGCGATAACAGAACATACTGGCGTCGTCAAGTATTTCAATACTACAAAGCGGGTCGTAAGAAAGCTCGAGAAGATTCTGGTCTAGATTGGAAAACAATCTTTGAAGCACTTGATCTTATTCGTAATGAAATCAATGTATTCTTCCCTTACAAAGTTATTAACATCGAAGGTGCAGAAGCAGACGACGTTATTGCTATTTTAGCAGAGTGGTCTCAGACTAATGATTTGCGAGAAGGTTCTGTTTTTGACGATGATCCAAAGCCATTCTTAATTATCTCAGGCGATCACGATTTCATTCAACTCCAAAAGTTTAAGAATGTAAAGCAGTTTTCTCCTATTCAAAAGAAATTTGTTAAACCGGATAATTCGCCTGATCAATATTTGTTTGAACATACGATTAAAGGTGATAAGGGCGATGGTATTCCGAATGTCCTTTCTGCAGATGATTCAATTGTTGCGGGCGAACGGCAAAAACCAGTATCATCTAAAAAATTAGAAGCGTGGTATAAAGATAAAAGCACACTGCCAAATGATGCAGCCTTTAAAACTAGATTAGAACGTAATAAAACACTAGTTGATTTTTCATACATCCCAGCAGATATTAAGAATGCTGTTATAAATAACTATGTTGAACAGCCCGTTAAAAACAAAAGTATGCTTTTGAATTTTTTCGTTGAACATAAAATGAAGAACATGCTAGAATTGATTGAGGAATTTTAATGAAAACATCTATACCACAAATTTTTGCCGAAGTTGAGAAAGCTCAAACTAAACAGGCAAAAGTAAATGCATTGCGAGCATATAGTCATCCAGTACTTATTGGAATGCTACAAATTAATTTTAACCCAGACGTTAAATTACATTTGCCTGAAGGACATCCTCCACATAAAAAGGATGATAAGATTCCTGAAGGATATTCTGAAACAAATTTATTCCAAGAATTCCGAAGAATGTATATTTGGCTAGATCCAAATATCAATCTTTCTAAAATGAAAAAAGAACAATTGTTCATTCAAATGCTTGAAGGCATTCATTGGACAGAAGCAGATGACCTTTGCTTGGCAAAAGATAAAAAATTGCAAACAAAATATCCTTCACTAAAAGAAGATATTGTTCGAGAAGCATTTCCTGATGCGCTTCCACCACCAAAGCCAAAAGAGAAAAAGGAACCTGCAGCAAAAAAAGAGAAAGTCTCTTTGAAAGATTGACTCGGTTCTTCAAACGAGACATATCTATACCCGAACCAGTCGTTAGTAAATGGTTAGAACAAGGTGAGATACCAGACGATCCAAAGCATGATCCTAGACTTTTGAATCATCATCAGTATAGGGCATTTGATAAGTATTAAAATAATGCTTGACAACTGTCCTAAAAGATGTTATAATTATATTATGGAGATCTTATTATGACTATGCACATTATTGGGCCTTGGCTTTCTTCAAACGGAAAGAAAAAAGGCAAGGTTAAATTTAAAAATGCAGAAGAAGCTCAACGAGCCAGGCAATTAGATAAAGACTGGATTGCTATGAAAAAGAAATGGGGCGTCGAGGCCGAGGAGAAAAAACGTAAGCAGGCAATGTCTGCAGAAGTTTTGAAATATTCTCTTGACATTCCTGCAGGACGTAGTACGTCGCATATCAAAAGTCTTAATCAAGACAACGGAGTTGCTGTTCTAGCACCCGCAAAAAAATATACAGGAACAAAAGTATTAGGTATTGGTACAATGCATAAGTCTAATGCAGTACCTATCTTTAGTGATGACGAGGCAAAAGAAATTGCTTCTATGAGGCGATAATGGATAATAAAACAGAACGCACCTGGGGTTATTATAATGTATTACATACGCAAGGGAAAGAAGTCAAAGTTAAAGAATTGACAGTTGATCCTGGCAAATATTTAAGTATGCAAAAACACAAAGATAGAGCAGAACATTGGTTCGTTGCTGAAGGTACAGCGACAGTCTATACTTTAGATGTTAGCACAGATGTTGAACTATGTGGAACACTTACTAAATTTCAAAGTCTCCATATAGGCAAACAAGAGTGGCACCAACTCTGTAATGAAACTGATGCACCATTGAAGATTATCGAAATCCAGTATGGAGATAATTGTATTGAAGATGATATTATAAGGAAAAATTAATTATGGC